CGACTGCGACGTTATTGAAGGCACACTCCAGACGGCCAGAGAAAAAAGCTGGTCGGTCAATGACGCCCACGGTTTGCAGCGCAGCCGAGCAGACAAGCGCAAGATCGTACTCATGGCCATCAATGATGACAATCACCGCGGCAAGTCCGATCGTGAAATTGCAGCGCTGTGCAGTATCAGCCACACATTTGTGCAGAATGTTAGAAAAGAACTAAAAGAAGTTGCAGAAAATATATCTCAGCCACCTGTTGCTGTGGAGCAAGAAGTGGCAACGTTGCCACCCGAGGACGAAGAGGGCGATGTTTTTCAGGAGGAAATGGAGGCAACGATTGAGTTGCTGAAGGCTGAGAATGAGGCGCTGTCGGACAAGCTGGCGGTCGCAAGCATGGATGCTGACGATCTGGACAAGGCCATGGCCGAGTCTACGATCAAAGATCTACGCGCTCAAATCCGTGTGCTCGAGATAGAATTAAAGACCGTCACTGAGTCGCGTGATTCATTCCAGCGAGAGAACGCGCAGCTCATGAAGCAGGTCAACAGCCTCACCAACAAACTCAAAAAGTTACAGGCGTAACAAAAGCCCACGCCAGCGGGCTAGTGCTGGCAGAGAGAGGAACTATGTTAGAACTCCGGTCGTATCAAGAGGAGGCGCTGGAAGCTTTACGCAAAGGATTCCAGCAGGGTAAGAAGGCGCAGGTGCTGGTAGCTCCTACTGGTGCAGGTAAAACTGAGATGGCCATCGCTCTGATGAAGGCCACGAAAGACAAGGGCAACAAGGCGGCAATGATTCTTGATCGTATCGTTCTGTGCGATCAAACATCTCAGCGTTTAGAAAAGTACGGGATCGATCACGGCGTTCTGCAAGCAGGACACTGGCGGTATCGTCCGTATGAAAACATCCAGGTTTGTAGCGCTCAGACGTTGGAGAAGCGCGGGAGCTTTCCAGGATTGAATCTTCTGATCGTGGATGAAGCGCACCAAACCCGCGAGCAGACGATTAAGTTCATCAAAGAGAATCCAGAGGTTCGCGTTATAGGCCTGACCGCCACGCCATTTACAAAAGGCTTGGGCAAAGTCTATGACAATGTCATCAGCACCGTCACCACCAAGCAGCTAGTGGATCAGCAGGTGTTGGTTCCCTTGCGCGTGTTCGTTGCGAAAGAGATCGACATGACAGGCGCCAAGAAGGTGGCCGGCGAATGGTCGCAAGCAGAAGCGTCTGAGCGTGGCATCCAGATTACCGGCGACGTAGTTTCTGAGTGGGTTAAAAAAACGTACGAGATATTTGGTCGGCCAAGAAAAACCATCGTTTTCTGTGCAGGCGTTGCTCATGGTGCTGATCTTGCGCGTGAATTTATGGAGCGCGGTTATAACTTTGTCTGTCTGTCGTACAAGGATGATGACGAGTTTAAGAAGCAGACTATCGCTGACTTCTCAAAGCCCGACTCAAAAATTCATGGATTGATCGCTACCGATATCTTGACCAAAGGGTTTGACGTACCTGACGTAATGATCGGCGTGTCTGCGCGTCCGTTCAGCAAGTCTTTGTCCAGTCATGTGCAGCAAATGGGCAGAGTGATGCGGGCAAACATGGCCAATCCAGAAGATAAACCGTTCGCCCTGTGGCTGGATCACAGCGGGAACTATCTCCGATTCAAGGATGACTGGGACGATGTCTTTGAGGCAGGCGTCAAGCGGCTGGACGATGGCAAGGAAAAGCCCAGATCAGAACCGTCTGAGAGAGAGAAGAAAGAAAGTAAGTGTCCGTCTTGCTTTGCGCTCTGGCCAAAGCATGGGGACACGTGTTTGCACTGTGGTCATGTAAAGGAAAAGAGGAATGCAGTTATCGCCATTGATGGAAAGATGGAAGAACTTATTGCTAACGCTGGAGCCAGTCGAGAGTCCAAGCAGCAATTCTGGAGCCAGATGGTCTGGTATCAGCGAGCGCAAGGATGGAGCAAAGGTAGAGCAGCACACACATTCCGAGAAAAGTTCGGCGTCTGGCCGCGAGGATTAGAAGATCGTCCGGTCATGCCGTCGATGGAAACTCAGCGGTTCGTCAACAATAAACTTAAGAAATTTTTACGTTCAGTGGGGAAAAGATAATGGAGCGAATGGATCGTTGTCCGGTATGTAAGCAGCGTAACGTGCTGATTCTCGATACATACCACGAGAAGAATAAAGTTAAAGACAACATGGAGTGTTCGGACTGCAAGGCTACATGGCAGAACCTTTACACATTCTCGCACCACTATAAGATCACGGAGAACGTATGGAGTTCCTAGACTTTGCGCGGTCGCATGGCATCATCATTAACGACTTGCCACCGTTCGGACAATGGGTGCGATACCCGACAGAGGATCATCCGAAGTCTAGGAATGGTGCGGTCAAATACCTGGGCGATCATGGGTTCGTGCAGAACCATGCAACATCAACCGTCGTTGCGGTTTGGAAGCATGACTCAAATAACAATCGACCGTCTGATCGTGTACAGAGTGCGGACTGGGCGCGGCGACAGGCGAAGGCCGAGCAGGATGTGAAACAGCGGCAAGCTGATGCGGTCAAGCGTGCGGTAGGTATGCTGAATAACAGCGTGATTCAGACTCATCCGTATCTGGTTGGCAAAGGGTTTCCCGATGAGGAAGGCCATGTCTTTTTTCAGGGCGGGGATCCTGTGCTTCTGATCCCTATGAGGGTAGGTAAAAGCTTGGTCGGTGTGCAGCAGATTGATCGAGAGGGTTCCAAGCGGTTTTTGTACGGCCAGAAAACAGCGGGTGCTACGTTCACGTTCGACAATCGTGGCGTGAACATTGTGTGCGAAGGGTATGCGACTGCGCTCTCGGTGCGGCTGGCTTTGAAGCATATGAAAATGCGGTACACAATTCACGTTTGCTTCAGCGCGGGCAATATGGTGCGCGTGGCGGGTGGGTTGCAGCAGGGGCTAGTCATTGCAGACAACGATCAAAGCGGAACAGGGCAACAGGCTGCGGCAGAAATTGGCTGGCCGGTCTGGATGTCTGATCACGTTGGGGAAGATGCCAACGATTACCACCAGCGCTGCGGGTTGTTTGGTTTGACGCAAAGCCTGACTCAATTAATGCTCCAGGTCGGTGCGACTCGGCAGCACGAAGCGTAGTTGTCCATCGGTATAGGGCTGAAGGTCGGCTAGCGATTCCATGATCTCGAGCCCGAGGTCAAGGCATCGCTGGCCGCGTCCAGTCCAGTCAGAAACAATCCGCACGTTTCCGTCCTCATCCTCAAGGATGTGAACGGAAAAGGCGGCGTAAGCGTCTGATCTCATATTTCCAATCTGATAATTTGCAAGGCGCATTTTATAGCAGCGTCTTGCGTACGATAGCGGAATATGCCGAGCGTCTGATCGTCTGATCGCTTGGCAACGGTGAATCCTGATTCCGTCTGATAAATCATGGCAACCATATTGTTGCCGCTGAGTTCTAACAGGGCTTCCATATCGTCTGATCTCCTATTAGTTCATGGCTTATAAGATTGCAACAACTTTGATTTGCGCGGCGTGTCGTTCAAAAGCGCGGCGCGTGTCATTGATTATGTTGGCGATGTTTGCGCCGGAGTAATTTTCTATCGGTTCCCAAATAACAATGTCATGATCAAGATAATCGTCTGATTCAATCTGATTAATGATTTCGTTGTAAGTCATGTCGGCCGGATAGTCGGAAAGCCATTGATTCAGGGCAAATATTTCAGCGGTTTCGCGTAGTGTATTCATGGGTCTGATCTCCTCAGTCTATTACTTCAATGAATGTATCTGCGGGGGCGGGGCGTACGGTTACAACGTATCCAATACGGTTGACGTAGTGAAAACCGTTTACCAGTATCGGCTCGCCTTCGTCATCCTCCACAATTGTCCAGACTCGATCAGGCGCGAGCGCGTTTATTGTTTTGACGTACTCGTAATCCTCGCCGAATGTTTCCAGCATGCAGCCATTCCAGCTAGCGTTATCGTCAAAATCATTCTTCTGCGGCAGGTAGGCGGCATAAAACTCTTCAATGGTTAATTGGGTTGTCATGGGTCTGATCTCCTTTCAGGCGGTCAATGCGGCGAACGTGCGCGGGGCGGTCTGCTCGATATCTATCTGGTATCCGAGCGCGACAACGTCGCGCAGCGTGTTGCGGGTTAGCGTCTTGGTTCCGGCGATGCGGGCGAATAGTTTCGCTCGTTCGCAAGCTGGGTAAAAAGTTTCAATACCGTAATTCTTATCGCAGCGAATAGTTATTTTCATTTTTATAACCTCATTAATTTGTGGGTCTGATCGGGATTACTCGGCGCGCGCGCTGATCGGTTTGTTTGGCTCGGGTTCCATGCGCGCGGAACCCGACAATTACTTTGCGGTTTCGGGCGGCGCATAATCCGCAGGTTTTGCAGGTTTTGTCATCGCGGGTCTGAGCGGGGCAAACTACAATCGGGCGGCCTTCCGGGGTGCTAGTGCGCTCGGGCGTGTCGATTGGCACAATGCACACTACAGGCAAGCCGGTCGCGGCAAGCTTGTCCGCTTCACCGGCATCGTCGGCCGATAAATTGATTGTGAATCCCCAATCGTTGGCATGGCGCGCCCACTTGATCGCATCGTCGGATTTTTTATGCGTGAAAGTGAATCCTCGTTTTCCGAAATTGGCGCGAACGATTTCACCGAGCGCGGCAGGGTCTACGGTTTCACCATTTCCTGGCAAATCACCGGCGATATTGAATCGCCATAATTCATTTTCTGGCAGGGCGGCTATGCGGTCGCAAACCTCGGCCAATGGCGCGCCCCGGGTCGGTACTTTGTTCCATGCCATGGCGGTATAAAAGTCTTCACCGTAGCAGTCGGATTTGTAGTGCGGGCATGATGGCGGGCAAGTGTCGCGCTCGGAATAGGTTACCGGTATCGCTCCGGTTTTCCGGTTTGCTGATTTCTGAATGAAGTGAATTTTCACAATTTCCCCTTTGTGAGTAATGCCCCGGCGGTGGCCGGGGCGGTCTGATTAGTTCAGGTCGAGCGGTTGCTGGCCGAAGTTAATCGGGCGGGCGGCTGCGGGTGCTACTGGTCGGGTCTGCTGCGGTTCCTGCTGCTGTAAATTGTCGGGTGCGATTTCCCACATATTCCAGCCACAGGTGATTACTTGGTGGCCGTTTTTCAGCATCTCGTCAATAAATGAGCGGTCGGTTTTGCCCCATTGATCGGAATCAATCGGAAAGCTGCACACTAAGTGCCATCCTTGACGGTCGTTTTTCGCGTGGTAATTGATAAGCATGGTCGGTTCCGATCAAAAAAGAAAAAGCACAAAGAAAAAAGCCCAGAGAAAAAGTGCGCCGATCGCACCGGCTAGCATTTCGAAAAGGGTTTGCATGGTCGCGGCTCCAGTAATGGCCGAGCGCGGCGGCTCGGCCGGTGGTATCAAGCAAAGTTCAGTGTTGCGCGGGATTCTTCATCCCATTCGCGCAGTACGCCAAGCGGGTCGGCTTCAACTTGGAAAGCCCAATTGGTGGCGGCTTCGTTCTCATCGTCAAAAACGACACAGGCTTCGTAGTAGTCGCCGAAATCGTGCGGAAACCGCTTGACGGTGACATAACCGGCATCGGGTTCGGGATAGTGGCGGCGAATTTGCTCGGCAAATAAAGCGGATTCGCGTCGTTGCGCGGTGACATATGCGCCGGTCGGTTCGTTGCCGGTGCAATCTTCTTCGGTCGGTACAGGCCCGATGGTTAGATAATCTCTCATGGCAATTAGTCCTCTAGTTGTGCGTGGCGGTGAACCGCTACGCGGTCGGCGAATGAAACGGGGTCAACTTCAATTGATTCAATTACTTCGGGGTAAATATTCCAAAGTGAAGTTATTAGCTGCACGTCAAGCGCTGAATGGTGCGGGTCGGTGCTAAATGGTTTATTCAAGCGGCGCGCCCAAGCTTCCGCTAGTAGTTCGTATTGGTCGGCTGCGTCCATGATGGCGGTTCCTTTCAGGCGGTGGTAGTTTGTAGTGGGCGAATCAAGCTCATCATGAGTCGTTCAGCCCCTTCGGGGTCGTATTGCATAACATCGGCGGCTTGGCGCAAGCGGCTGATAATTTCGCTTAGTGCGGCAGCATCTTTGTATTGCTTCGAATCGCTGTCGGTCAGGCTAAATGCCACGCTGCACAGGCGGTCGGTGGTTGCTTCAATACTGCGGATTTGCTGGTAGGTGAAATTTTGCATGGTCGGTTTCCTTTCAGGCGGTTGTGTATGCGTCTATTTCATCGTGGCCGAATTCGTTGCGAGCGATATCGGCGGCAACGTCTATTGCTTGCGCTAACAGAGTCGGGTTTTCTTCATTCAGCATGGAATAACCTGATTCACCAAGTTCTAACGTATCAATCACTAGGTCGGTGACGTTTAACGCTTTACCGGTGGTCAGGTCTTGAATGCAAACTTTCATAGTCATTCTTTCAAGCGGTGCAATATTTAGCTACAAGGGCGGCATCGTGGGTTTCGTCGCTGTTGCTGCAATCAATCTCGCCAAGTACTTGGTGCGGCGGGTATACGTTGCAGCAGGATTCGAGAATCTCAAACTGAGTACCGTAGTAATTGACGATATGCGCGCGCGCTATTGCTTCAGTCTTAGCGGTGGCGCGGATACGTTCCACATTGTTGCGGGTCTTGTTAATCGCTTCGAATTCGTACTGTTTCATGGTCATCTCCAGAGGGGTTATTCATAAGGGTGCTACAGGCTTACTTTATAGGGGCTATTCCCGAAAATCACAATAGGTCGCAAGCACAAATGTATTGCATTCTCTGATTGTATTTATCAATCAATAGCCAGGATGCGATAGGGTTGCTATCGATTTTGCTCGGGTGATTGATTTTCCCTATTTGTTCCTGTACATTCGGCGCGAAATGAGGGGCTCGGCCGGTGATATATCAGGCTGCGCGCGCGCAAGTAAGGAAACGATCGGTACTCCAGCATGAACCGCAAATCTATACACCAAACAGTAAAGGCTCAGGGAATAGAAAAGGCTATGAAAGTGCCAAAAGGCACATTAACGCCAAAGATGCGCAGATTCGCTGAACAGGTCGCACTCGGGGAAACCGGCGCAGATGCCTACAGGATTGCGTATAACGCGAAAGGCTCACCGACCACAGTAGGAAACCATGCGAGTAGGCTTAAGTCGCAAGACAGAATAAAGGCTGAGATAGAACGGATAGAGCAGGCAAATGAACTCGCTGCGTTGCATTCTGCTACAGGCCTGAGGTCAATTGTCATTTCA